CTTCCTACATCTACATTACGAATCCCTGCTGAAGTTCGTAACGCTGTGGGTGATAACGTATGGTCTGTATGTAATCTATCAAGTAATTCGAAATCAAATTGCTTTGTAGTATGCAGCGGATGCGTTCTCATTCCTTATCACTATGTTCCTAAAGTATCTTGTATATTTAAATTTACAAGGCACAATAGGGGTAATAAAGGCAATCAGTCTTTTGATGCTTTGATAGATCCCGAACAATGCGTCAGAGTTAAAAACTACGACTTGGCTATGGTTTGGGTTCCTAAGACAAGGGATGTTCGTAATCTCATTGATTGTTTTCCAATAGCATTTCATGAGACTAGTGACAAGAGGAGTGGTAGAGTTGCTTCACGAGATTCAAATGGTGACCTAGAGTGGTCTGACGTGAGAGAACTTTCTTTTACATTGGATGCTACAAGTGGAATGGGATATTCTTTTCCAGGCATTTTCTATATTTGGAATGGTGCTAAAGAAGGAAAGTGTCTTTCCCCAGTTATATCTGATGATAAGAATGCTAGTATTTCTGGGTTACATATTGGAGGATCTACGAGATGCAGAGAAGATGGGGGCTACATTGCATATGGTGTCACTCCCACTAGGCAAGATCTTCTTGATACGAAAGCTATATTGGAGAAATTCGCCACAGTTATTCCAATGAGTTCATCGGGCGTGTTTGCCACTGAGTGTATGGGTGTTGAAATTTTAAAAAGAGAGATTAAAAAGAAATCATGTTATCTCCGAATGGAAGAGGATAACTCGGCTTATTTTTTAGGCTCTTCGTTGAATTGTAACCGCACTCCTAAATCCCAAGTGAAGGACACTCCTATAAAAGATAGTGTTAAGAAGTTATTTGATATTCGAGATAATTGGGGTCCTCCTAAGTTCAAGGGCCCTGATGGGCATTCCCCTCATGAGCCATGGGAAGTTGGAATGAAGAAATGGATAGTTGATAAACCTGGTCTTCCTTTTGGTTTATTGAATAGAGCTAAAATTGAATATACCAATAATTTAACTCACATTCTTTTTAGTAAAGGAGACTTTTGGAAGAATGAAATAAGAACTCTAACTTGGGATGAAACCGTTAATGGGATTCCAGGAAAAAGGTTTATTGATTCTATGAATTTTAAGAGTTCAATTGGTTTTCCATTTAAAGGGAGTAAGAAATTATTCTCGACACATCTTGGCAAAGTTGATGGTTGGCAAGATAAGAGAGTTTTAGATTCTAAGTTTATTGAAGAAGCTGAGAAAATAGAAGCTCTATATAGGGAGGGTAAAAGATATTATCCCTGGTTTACTTCAACTTTGAAGGATGAACCTACCCTTGAAACTAAGGATAAGGTTCGAGTATTTCAGGCTACCTCAACTCCCTTCCAGCTTGTTATGAGGAAATATACATTGGGGATTTGTCGATTTTTACAGATGAATCCTTTGGATTCCGAATGTGCTGTTGGAATTGATCCTTGTTCTAGTGAATGGAACGAAATGTATAACCATTTAAAACAAGCACAGACTCCACTTTATGATAGGTGGTTTGCCATTGATTATAAGGCTTATGATACGTCTATCCCGAGTCAAATGATTATGGCTATTGGTCGTATTTTCGTTGATATAGCAAAGATTGCTGGATATTCCAGGGAAGAAATTACTGTTCTTAATTCTATTTTTTCTGAATTGGCTTTTTCCATCGTAGATTTTAATGGAGATGTCCTTATGCTCGATGGAGCTAATCCATCCGGCAATTCCCTTACTGTTTTTATTAATAGTTTGTGTAATAGTTTACTAATGAGAATTTTCTTTTATCATTTGTATCCTAGACGCAAATTTACTAATAATGTGAGAATGATGAGTTATGGAGATGATTTAATTGCGACTGTTGGATCTTTGGCTGGGAGTTACACTATGAAGGGTTATGCTAAGTATCTAGCACAATTTGGGTTTGTAGTGACTCCAGCACAAAAGGATGAGGAGTTGAAGAGCTTTTCAAAATTGCATGAAATAGATTTTCTTAAGAGAAAATTTGTTTGGAGTGCAGATTATGGTGCTATGATTGCGCCACTTGAAGAGAGCTCTATTTATAAAAGGCTTTGCAATTACATGACGAGTGAAACGTCAGTCGAAGTGATTGTTGGAGCCAATATAGATGGAGCTCTTGATGAGTGGGCATTTTATGGAAAAGCAACATATCTTGATCGACAGGAAAAATTGATTAAGATAGTGGAAGAATTTGAGTTGCACAGATTCATCCATAGATTGTATATGACTTACGAGCAACGTGTCTCTATGTGGAGACAAAATAACGCTGACCCAGCAGTAATGGGTAAAGGTCAAAGTATGGATACCGATCGGTCGAATTGTGATAGCGACTGGTTAGGCTTCTTTGGCTGGGGTAATATTATTTCCAAAATGGGGATAGGTGGCCCGCCACTTTCACACAACTCTGGATCGATTAGTTCTGACGATCAAATGAGTATAAAACAACGGACTAACAACACAACACAAATTTATAGTTTGGTGGATACTAAGAATTCACCAGTAGCTGAGGAGCTTATTCCTCAGAATCTAGTTATTATGCCTCATTCATCTTTTGCCGTCGAAAAGCAAGAGATTCTTTCGTTTACAGACGGTAGTTCTAATCAAGTTCTTGATATTCCGAGTACAATTGATGAGACACGCCGAGTAAATGATTCTTCAGATAATTCTTTAGGAGCATTTTTATCTCGTCCTATTAGTATTCACTCATTTGATTGGACTCCTGGAACTCAATATGATGCTGTCATTAATCCATGGTCTCTCTTTTTAAATAATAAGAGGGTTTCCAATAGGATTGCCAATTACAAACTCTTTAGAGGAAAAATGAAAATTAAAGTTATGATTAATGGAAATTCTTTTTTCTATGGGAGAATGATGGTTGCGTATTCACCACATTATTCTTATGATTTTATGCTTGCACCTAAAGTTACAGCAGATAATATTACTAATGTGTATGTCTCTCAATATCCTCATATTTTGTTAGATCCCACTACATCCCAGGGTGGCGAAATGTGCTTGCCATTTATGTGGCACAGAGATTATATAGATCTTATTGGATCTGAAAAGGATGAAATAGGCAGTTTAATAATCCGCCAATTAGTTGGTCTAAAGCATACTTCTGGTGATGTAACACCTGCCACTAGATGTTCTGTTACAGTTTATGCGTGGTTAGAGGATGTCCAGTTGGAGGCACCAACCACTACTAATCCACCTTTTATTGTTCCTCAATCCACTAGAGGTGATGGACCTTTTGCATTTGGAACTGGAGCTCCTCATAGTGATCCTAATGCTAAACTTCTTGTTCCTAGAGGACTTGTGAATCCTCTTGTAACAGATATTGAAGATTCGGTCAATAAATTAACGTTTACTGATAAACAAAAGGTCTCTATAGATTCTCGCATTATAGGTCTTGACGGTGTCGATGAGATGAATGTTAAATATATGGCCGGTCGTGAAACTTGGTTGACTGGTTTTAATTGGACCCAGTCAGCTATTACGGGTGATCTCTTGTGGAATTTGCGTGTTACCCCAGCTTTATATAGAACAATTGCTGAAGTGGGACCCCCTGCAGCCACAAGGCTAGCTCTTACGGCTTCTTGCGGTGCGGTTTTACCTTTTCAGTATTGGCATGGAACATTTAAAGTTAGACTCCAATTTGTTACTTCTGCTTTTCATAGGGGTAGGGTAGCTGTAGTTTATGATCCACATTCTACTACTACAGTTAGGGAAGATAATACAACATATACTCAAATTGTTGATATTTCTCAGTGTAGGGATGTAACTTTTACTGTTGGGCCTAATCAAGATAGGGCGATGATTCCCTATTCCATACCAGGCTCTGCAGGAGCAGATGTTATTTTTTCGACTGCAGCTTTAAGTAATTCAGCATTAAGTAACGGTACGATTTCCATTTATGTTTTGAATGATTTGTCTTTGCCCAGTGCTCTTTCTACAGTTAATAATTCAATTGGAGTTAATGTTTTCACTTCTATGGGAGAAGATTTTAGGGTATTTAATCCTAGTCCCAATTACTCTTTATACTCCATCCATCCTCAATCAACTAATGTAGATGTTTCTACTGAAATTGTTGATATCGTTCCAACAGGTAGTGAGGCTGGTTCTATGATAATTCCTATAGAAACTACATCACAGAATTCATCAAAGTTAAATTTGGTTTTTAGTGGTGAAGAAATTCATTCATTTCGAGTTATGTTAAAAAGGTATTATCCTTATATGGCATTTAGGATCTCTCCTGCAGCTGGTACTGATACACCTAGAATAACAACGCTTACTCACAGGATATTTCCTTTATATAGAGGTGTTGTGTCATCTGGGGTACATAAAACTTCTGTTCCTGTGAATTATAATTATACTTATACTACTTTGCTTAATTTTTTGGCTCCTGCATTTAATGCATTTAGAGGGTCTGTTAGATATAAAGCTATACCTCGATTTGGTGCTGATTCAGCACCAAATGCTAGTACAGCATATGTCTTTCATGCAAGAGATCTTCCATATTCTTTAGTTAGTGCCCCTTATTCTCTGGCTAGTTCTTCAGCTATTGCCCATTCATCTTCAGCATTGGGAAATGGCTTAGAGCGTGCTACTGGAGTTTTGCCCATTATTCAAAGTGTAAATCCAATAGTGGAGTATGAAGTACCATGGTGGGAGAGAAATCGTTATGCACCAGGAAAATTAACAAATTTTTCTGGTTCATTTGGGCTTAATAGCTTCCACCCTACATCTTGTGCAATGATCCAGTTTGAAAATCGTTCCACTTTAACTAATCTATATGATTTGCATGTATCAGCTGGTGAGGATTTTTCTTGTTATTTCTTCACTGGATGGCCACCTATGTATTATGTTAATACAGTTCCAGCACCTTCACTAGTTGCTGACCCAGCCTAACTGAAGGCACGCCTGTGGGAGGCGCTAAACCCCATATTTAAATCCACATGAGAGCGTGTGGTCGGATTTTTATCCGCGTCAAATTAATGACAACTTAGAGTTTTTTATTCTTTCGTTTATTATTTGACGAGAGAATTTTCTCTAAGCTCTGTTTTTTAATTTGAGTACGTAAGTGCTCTGTTCGC